TGACCGAGAGTTACGCCATCATCAAAGATTTCACGGCCGTACTTGTCGAGCTTTGGAACACTCTTGAGTGCGCCTGCGCCGACGTTGGAAATACCACCGGCTGAAGCAGCTGCAGTAAGCCCACCAAACCCGAGAATTTGGCTAACCATCGGTGAAACTACAACAAGATCTGGACGAGTCTTTGATTTTGATTGTACTTTGCCGAGGCGGAGCAAGAAGGCTTCTTGGGTTGGATCGCCAACACCGCTGAAACGATTTCCTTTCCAGCCGACTTTGTTTTCATCACCAGCACTAATACCATGAAGAAGGCCAGATCCAGTGACGTCAGCAAGTGAAGTTGGACGCAGAGAGTCATCTACGACAGCGTTAGCGGCAACGCCTTCATTGCTAAGAACACCGCGTTGATAGATACCATCGCTGGCAACACCAACCGCGTTGGTTGTTTGAGCAGGAAATGCTGTGAGAATAGCAGCATCAGTGTTGTTACCAACACCTGCAACACCTGATACGTCATTTACGAGAACAACAGTCACACCATTTTGGTCATTCATGCCTGTTACGGCAGTGCTGGTGCCAAGTACAACTGAAGCTACGCGAACAACGAATGCGCGCAAAGCTGAAGCGTCAAACAATACAACTGACATACCTTCTTTAATACCAGCAATACTACGAAGTTCAACGGTCATTGAACCAGAAGAAATTGCAGTTTTAATTAGCATCTGAGTTGTAGCAGCGCTTGGTGAAGCAGGATTGGACAGGATAGCGCCTGATTCAGCATAGCAACCTGAACCGATGATTTGAGCAGCAGTTTCACCCGCAGCACTGAGCTGTGAGTCCATATATTTTGCAGAATCATCGCGGCCAGTTAGCACCATTAATGCACCGTTGTTAAGTTGCAGCGGTACGTCAATGAAGCGTGGCTCAATAGTTCCACGGACAGGAGTATTGCTGGTACCTTCGCGGCGAGTGCCGCCGTCAGCAATAAATCCACCGTTTTCTAGTGAGGGAGCAATAGGATTTACGACACCGAGAGCGCCAGTGGCCTTCTCGTGGTCTAGTTTCTTCCAAAGTGGCGCTCCGAGGCCAGCTTGGGTTTGTAGTATTTCATTGCCGAAACGTGCGGCAAATTTCAATAGATCTGATGCGGTTGATGCAGCCATTTTAATTCTCCAATTCAGTCATCTAAGTACTGAGCGATTGTTTTCCATCCATTATATTGGAATGGTTTTTGTGGGTTACGAGCACCTGTTGAAGCACTTGATGCTGTTCTTGGAGCATATGCTTCTTGAGTTCCACCGTATTCTTTTTGTTTCTCAGCGCGGAAAGCTTTAGCTGCCGCATGAGGGTCCAAGATACCTTTGGTTCTCATAAATAAAACCAATTCTTCTGGTGCTTTGATTTTGAACTTTTCTGATGCATCTAGAATCTTTTCTTTTAACTCGGCACGCTGTTCTGCGCGTTGTTCTTCAGCGCTCTCTTTAGAATATTTTTCCTCAATTTCTCTTGGAAGATCTTCTTCGATGCGTTTCATTTCAGCGCGTATTTCTTGTTCTCTGCGCGTTTCCGTGCTTTGATCAAATTGTGCTAGTTTGGCGATCCGATTCACTTCGGCATCATATAGTTTAATCATCTCTAACATTTTTTTATTTTCTGTTTCGAGACTTTTACGGACTTCACGCTCTTCTTTGAGTTTGCCTTGCAAACCATCGATACGAGCCTTAATTCCTGGGCTTAACTGGTTTTTCGGTGATTGCGAGTCACTTTGTTCGCTGACTACTTCAGACTCATCATTGGCGGATTCTGCGTCTTTTTGGTCCAAGGTTTCTTCGCTCTCTTCTGAGTCCTCGATCTCAGAAAACTTTTCAAATGCAGCCTTGATATCGCTGCCCGCCAAGGCAGAAACATCTGAATACTTTGAATCATTAGATGGAGCTGATACGGAAGTTGACGAGACTCCTGATACGTCGGCACTGGTGTTTTCCATAATCAAGCGAATCTTAATCCATAATTATTTCTTTTGATAACTCAGATAGAAACTCTTTGCAATCGTCTGTTAACTCAACAGGACAAATCTTATCTACCAATTGTTGGATTTGTTTAAGCTTGGAGCGACGCTCTGCTCTGAGCTGATTGGCTAATTCTTGTGCATTTTCTCCTTTTATTACAGGGAGTTGTTCTACTTCCTCTACATACGAGGAGAGGACCGGGATAGAGGGTGGTGAGGGGAGTAGAAGAGCAGTAGAAGAGCGAGTCATTTAGCACCTAAGCGTTCTAACGCAGACAAGACTTTAGTGGTGAGATCAATGAAATCATCACGATTTTCTTTCGTTTCTGTTATACGAGCTTCTTGTATTTGTTTCACATCATCATGCAATACTTGAATAGTTTTAGCATGAGACTCATTAAGAGCATCTACACGAGTATCAGAATCTTTTTTTAATATATCATAGCGAGCATCATACTCTTTTTTGAGTTGATATATGGCATACGCTAATCCAGCAGCAATTACCCAGCCTAAACCGAGAACTCCTGTTGCTGTGAAAAATTGTGAGATAAATTCCAACATATCACCCCTGTAGTTTGTTGTTCAAATCCTCTACTTTCTTTGAGATAGATTTGAGCTCACTAGCCGTTATTTTACGATCTGCTGCTGCTTTACCTAGAAACTCACTGAGCTCACGAGACATAGCAGTCGCTTCAGGAATGTTTTGTTTTCCTTTTCTATATCCAAAATATCCAGTTAAAATATTCAATGTCAGCAAAATTAAATCTAAATAATCAAACATTTGCAATCTCCCATGATGGCCGGTGTAGTTGTGTAACTGCATTGATTATATGCAATTGGTGCAAATTATCTATATCAAATCTAGACAATCTATCTTTGTCTGTGTAAATAATAAAATGATTTGTTGACTCATCTAAATAGTAGTAATAAATAAAATCATCTTGCATTAATGCAGACATCTGTTCTACTGAGAATATTTCTGCAGAAATTGCTGCCTCAACAGCTGATCCATCTTCGTGCTGAATTGCTGTGAAAAAATTTGCAAATAAATCATCATCTACAATGTTTGTAGTGTCTGAAGACAATCCAAGAAATGCACGTATTCTCTCAAATATACTCATGGCCCATCCGCGTTGGTTTTACGTGTATTAAATATAGCTGCACGAGAAATTATTGTGTTAATTCCACCAACTGTTTGAGTTTGATTTGAACCTACTCCAATATTTGTAATTGGTGTAGCAAATAATGTTGCTGCAGTATCTGTACCAAGTGATGCAATCTGAGAATATAACTGAATATCATTTGTGTTTATAGCAGCAAGTTGTGAGATTTTATTTCCAGTTGATGGATTTGCTGCACCTGTACCAGCACCTGTGATTGTCCATTGGGCCACAGAAGCTGTTGTTCCCAAAGTATTTATATTGTACAAAGTTGTTGAGGCAGTTAACTGCAATCCTATGAAGTCTGTTGTTGCATTGTATGCGAAAAGCAGTGGTGCAGCGGCTGGACTATTTGATATTGCTGCAGGAGAGCATGTTTCAGCCCAAAGCGAAAAAGGAGCAGTTGTTATCGCAGCACCTGAAAACATATGCACAGGAGCAGTTGCTGTTTCATTTAGTGCAATTGGAAGCGGAGCAACAGGCCAAACAGTTGATTGTGCAAATTGTACTCCATAAAAATAACCATTAATTGTGCTGTCATCTCCAGTGTTGTTAAATGAACCATCTGCATCACAAAATCCTGCAGAAAGTGTTGGAGATGTCTCAACATTGTTTGCAAATACAAATACACAGTGATACCAGCCATCAACATATGGTGTTATAAATGCACGAGATTGTGTACCTAGACCTGAGCCAATTGTTCCAATGCTTCCAGTGCCAGTTAAATTATAGTAAACAAATCGATTTGTGTTAACGCTGCCATCGGAACAAGCAAAATAGAAATTTGTTTTATTTCCTGCCTTAACAAACATTTGCAATATGTTATTTGTAAGACCAGTTCCTAAAACCAGTGTTGCTATTGTTATATTTTGAATAGATGTACCAGCAACACCTACAATTGAAGAACCTTGAGCTGCAACTGTAGGTTGACACGGCGCATCGAATGCATTATTTGTTAATGTTAAGTTATTTTTAGTCCAAGTCGCAAATGTCTCTGGACTTAATCCTGCAGTAACTGAAATAGAAGTATGATAATTTCCTGCACGAATTGGAGTCAATTTATCGGACATCAATGTTGTTGAAATTGTTGCACAACCAACACCGCTACGAAAAGCTTTTAATTTGCCATCAACAATTTTAGTTACATAATCTGCATTGTGTGTCACTGTTACTGCAGCATTTAAAGTTTGTGGACGAAAACCACCAAGTAATAGTTGACGTTCTCGAATGATTGGAGTTAATACAGTATTTGTTGTTACTCCACCTGGGAGTATTGATGCGCCGCGCCAAATAGCAATATATGCAATTGTGCAATCTTGTGCAAGAACAGAAGCGTTATGTTCTGCACCGACCCTGAGCGGAAGTGCATTTGTAATCGTACCCGCGACAGTATGTGTAGAAGTTGCAGAAGTTTGTGAGTCAGTATAGCTGCGCATTCCAGTTGTAGTTAAATCATCATTGTCGAAATAACCTATGACATGATGCCATGCATCAATCGTAGTAGTTGATGTTGCAGTACGTAATGCATCACCAGTTGGTCTGCATTGCAATGTCATGTTTGTTGCAGTTGATCCAGTGACTTGCCAGCCCACATTGGTTGAAGAACCTATATTTCGCTTTGCAAGAGGTGTACCAACTGTTCCTGCTTCTCTGCAATAGACTATTTCGTAAATAAAATCATCGGAACCAAAATCTGCAATTAATGCATCAGGTGCTTCGTAGTATCTACGAGTTGCGCCTACATCAGACTGCAATCTTACTGCCGATCCAGAAGAATATGGAGTATCTTTGCCTAAATCGGTTGATCGTATGTTGTTTGCAATAAAGGTTCCACCAGCTGTGCCACGATTAATCCAGCCAGTATCGGTTGCCTCATCACCATAAAGTAAAACTTCTGGTAAAATATCACCGCCGCCAAGATTTAATGCAGTTGGTAGGTTTCTAGGGCCAGACTCTTGATTGTAGTCAAGATAAAAATATGTTTGCCCTAGGTCTGGGCCTAGGCTGAATCTATAATTATGATTTAAAGCAAACGTAAATCCAGCCCAGAACATAATTGCTCCTCAGACTGAGTATGATGTTACGCAAACTTTTGTAGAAGCAGCACTACCAACAACCCAAACTGTGGCTGAAGAAGGAATACTGAAGAAAATAGATTGTCCTGGAGGAACAATGCTACCGCACAGCGCATTACCTTCTGTGGCAACCACTGTTGATGCAATAGCAGCCGCATCTTCCAGCGTCCATGCGACTAGCTGCGTAGCATGTGTATTGGTGATTTGGACTTTAGTTATTTTTCCCAGTACTGGCGTAGCAGTACTGGCTTTAACAGCAGTTGTTCCCAGTGCAATACTGGAAAATACTGTAGGTTTTTCTGAGATATATCCGCTAATTAGACGGTCTTGTTGCATTGCCATGGTGTTTATCCTTTTATTGCTGTTGGGATTGGTTCCTCTGCTGTTTGTTCAGGCAAAGGAGTTTGTGGTGGTGGGTTCGCAGCTGTTGCTGTCGCATCAGGTTCTTGCTTTGATGCAATCAATTGTAGAAATTCATCTTTAAATATTTGCAATGAATCTACTACGTCTTCTTCCAAATTTAACTCAGCAACATTTATTCTTTGATCAATCGCCTTAATCATGATTTCTGGTGCGATTGTATCAGAGGTGATATCGGGTGATTGTCCTGTGGCTAGGAAATCTTCAACTATTTTCTGTGCAAAACGCAGCTGTGCAGCAGTAGTGATGTTTGGCGCAGCTTCAAGCATTGCCTCACGACCAGCAAAGCCTGATGCCATGTTTTGTTTGGCTGTTTCTGTTTTCACTGATTGTGTTGAGTCACGTTCTGAACGACGCTCAATCTTAACAGTAACACCAGCCAAATCTGCGCTGTTAAACTTAGCTGCAGATTCACCAAGAATTTTGGTTTGTTGCTCAATGCCATAGTAAAGTTGAATTATTTTTAATTTTAGTTCAGCAATGTTTTCTTGGAAATCTTCGAAATTACGGAATGCGTCGGCATGTTTGGTTGCGTCTAATTCAGCCTGATAAGCAAGCGCTTTACCTGACTGATTAGCATTGGCATCACCAGTTGTTGATTGACTAATTCCGCTAGTCATGTACATAGCGTCAATAAAATTCTTTAATGCTGACTGTACGTTTGGATCTAGCGGAGCAGGAGATGCATAAGCAGGAGGCGCTTCGCCATTTTGAGCGTCATAATATAGTATAGCTCGTTCTCCATCAAGAAAATCTTTATCTTTCATTGATGTCGGCAGAATAAGTAGCTGTCTTGCCTCAATAGCATCTGTAGCTTGTTTGGTCATCAACAAGTCAATAGCTTGCTGAATACTGACACAGTCCTTAGCAAAAGTAGAGCCGAGGGTGATACCAGCATTGTTACGCCAATTAAACCATTGGAGGGGCAAAATAGCTTTAGTTGTTTCACCATCTGCTTCAGGAAATACGTAAGGAAATTTGCTGGCTTCAACAACTACATTATTAACAATGCAAGCGTATAGCCCGTCTTTAATACGGTCACCTGGCTTAACATAAATTATCCATTTTTCCACAGCGGTACGTGATTGTCCATTGATATCTGTGTATGGTGTTGTTGCTGGTGCAGAAGCATTGGGGTCAACAGCTCGCAATAAAGCTTTTGCTTCATACGGTTTAATATATTGTCTAATCATTGCCCAGCCAACATCACAAGGATTGGCGCGGTTCTCTAGCCATGCATCAAAAATAGTAAGGGGTTCTGATTCTACACGTTTTGTAGTTGGATTATAGAAAACATGCATTAATCCTGTGCCGTGTGTTGCAGCCCAAATAGCCGTTTGATGATATTTGTTGGCAGTAGAATCTTCATTCTCTAAATACTCTAAGAACTTTGTAGCTATTTTAGCATACATTGTAGCTTCTAGCGATTCATTGGCGGGTACGCCATAAACGCTTGGTCTGTCTTTTGTAATCAGTGATGCGCCAGTCAGAATAAGATTTTGTAGAATTTGTAGTGAGATCTTTTGTTGTGCGTTCAAATAAGCATATGATTGCAAACTAACAATCTTCTCAGTAGTGATTGATTTACTGGTACGTTCAATTGTTAACGCTGTATCACGAAAATATTCATCTTCGTTGGACTCTTCACGCAACTCTTGAAAAACAGTGAGGATTTCATTGTCACTTAGGTCTGTTTGCATCGCTGTTACTTCAGCCTGCTCATCTAGTACTTCTGGTTCCATTTAAATCCTCAGCGATAAATTGAGATAGATAAGCCGTGATTGGATACGTACCATTTGCTGTCATAAAAAGCATTATAACCAGGTGGCGTTGACCAAGGTTTCATAACTGCTTTTGGCACGTATTTAGTGGCAATTTGTTTTTCTAGTACTGGAAGCATTGCTTCTACCGATTGATTAAATTCTGCTTCAGTTGTTTTTAAATCTTTTGCAGCCAGATAAGTAACGTACTTATCCACTACTGGGTTGTTTAGGTCAACACCTGCATACGTAACAATATCAGAATCTAATGCTGGTAGCTCGGTGATAGGAATATAATCTACACGAATTGTTCCTGTTGATGGCACACCCAGTAGTGTGCGATCATAACCGGCACCTGGTTTTAATTTATATAGGTTGGTTCCTGATACAACATAAACATTCTTCACACCATCATTGGCAGGAATTGTTGCCTCACTGTTCACTAATGAGAAATTCGCAGAAGTTACTAGTTCTCCATAACCTAAATTGTTGATTTGATTAGCTACTGCTGTGGCAGCATATTGCAGTGAAGAACGAACTTGTGCATCTGTCCAACGCACTGCGTCAGCATCGTCTAAAAGAACACGAGTGTCTGCTATAAGTTGGGTGACAGTTTTGCTCATGTCAGTCCTTTGGTATATCCATAAATGTTTTAACTTCGTGCCAGCCTTGAATAGCTGACTCTGTTTTAAAACGATCAATAAATGCTTCACGAGCTTCTTGTGCCGCTGCTTTTCGTTGTTCATGCGGTAACTCTAGTCGTCTACGCAGCTCTTCATCTAATCGATAATAGTTTCGTTGAGCACGGATATGACGTATTGCCCACACATTATCACCATCATCAAAACGCACCAACATACGCTTAGCAGGGACCAATAATGCCAATCCATTGCGTTCATGAAGTTTTTTACGCTCTTCTGTTAACCAAACCTCACCATCATATTCCATGCAATCATAACCTAGTCGTGCTAGATGTTTTTTAATCAATTTTTTTTTTGTTCTTTTACTGGACATTATTTAATCCTATTTCTGCGTATTGAATCTCTAATAAACTTATCTGCATTAAATTGATTAGGTAAATATACTTTAGGTGGAGGTGCTGTTGCTTGAGCTGCCCACTGTGGTTCTTTGTTCCCAATAAATGCAAGAGTCATCAAAAAATCTTTTAATCCTTTGAATTTGACAGTGTTATTGTCACGCTGTTTAATGGTGCAAGACTCACAGTTTTTCTGTAATCTTTCATCTGCAGCTAAACCACTGGTTATTTCGTTACGTACCCACAACATACCTTTATACGCATTATCGGCATCAGTAGTTACTGAATAAAAAGGCAAAGATTGCATACGTAACAGTGTTGTTGTTGCTAATCCTGGGCCATTTTCTTCAACATAACACTGTTTAATCGTATATAATGTAGTTAAACGCTGATAAGCACTGACTAGTTTATCTGGTGTTGTGTTATTATCACACAAACTTGCAGCAATTTTTCGTGTTGTTGCATTATAAATCACAATACAACTGTCATCACCGCCTTCACCATGTGCTGTATCTATTGCGGCAACATAGTAGTGTGTAGGTGTGTGTGGTTCATAAATATGTATGAGATGATTTGTGAAATCTTTTGTGTAGGGACGGATTTCTGGTGTTACTGGTATCCAGCGCCCAGAGCTTGAAGTAAACGCATGATAAGGCAACACAGGGTACTCTCTGAGAGTTAAGCGGTCATCACCACCATTCTGTGTTAATTTGGCCGCCCACCATGCTGCTGATTCACGATTAGTGAAGAAATAGTTTTTTTGTAGTTTATCCCAGGTTTCCTCATCAATTGAAGTCGGGTCTGCACGATAATTGGGATGTGCCTCAAACCCAATGAAAACTTTTTGGTAGGTTGATTCCTCGTCATGCCATGTCGCAGCAAAATAATTATCTCCTGCTGTAGCGGTGGATTCTAGTATTACTTGTCCACTAGTGGACATTGAGCCCAACATTGCAGTCATCACTTCAAAAGAGTTGGCGTAATAAGCAACCTCTGATGCAATCAACAAATTAAAAGTTCTGCCACGACCTACTGACTTACCTTTAGAACCAGCAGTAAGAGCGATAATTTCTGCATTGTTTTGTAAGGTAACTTTCTTTTGATTTTCGTGTTTAAATTGTAGCCCCAAGGATTCCGCTAGATCTTTTAGGTCTTGCACCAGTTTAAGTGCGAGTTGATGATCTTGTGCAACGATTGCAGTAATACTTTTAGGATTTGTTATAGCGAAAGCCAGTGCATAAAACATAGACAGCGTAGATATACCACACTGTCTAATTTTGCAAACTTGTGTATGTTTGCCGGTGCAATAGCTTTTTAAAACGCGATGTTGGTCAGCATAAAGTTTCCAAGGCTTGGAAAGCCCTGTGACTTGATCTTTAATTTTAACTAAAGTACTTAGCTGTACCAACGCATCGTAATTCATTCTGTATAATCAGGATTAAGTAATCCTTCTCCAAACACAAAACTTATGTCGTCTTTGTGACAAGCAAGAATATCTGAGCCTGCAAACTGATCTGATGCTTCAAAAGTAATTGAAACATATTCGCCGGGTTTGACGTGTTCAACATTAGAACCTACAGCTAGCACTTCAAACACAACAGGAGTGCCGGGTTTCCAGTGCAATAATGGCATTGAATTATCAGGATGGCGTGCTTGCAATTCTGCTATCATTGCATCTTTATCTAGAGGCTCTTGCTTAACTTCACACACAACCCAGTCTGGATGTGGGCGTGCACCAGCTACAGTATCTTTTGTTATTTTGTTATAACGCAGATATCTAATTGGAGATCTAGCTGGAGTTAGATTTAGTCGGTCTGCAGCAATAAATTTCTTTGGATTTCTTTTGTCAATAAACTCAACCATGTTGGTCCTCATTTTTTAGTGATACGATAAGGGTATGTCACTGATACGTTAAACTTACGGGATTCGCGGAACGCAGCAACAATCTGTGGAATTGTTTGCGGTTGCACTTGATTGTCTTTAAGCACAACTGAAAGGTACAGTACACCATCTGGTGACTTAGCAGCATGATACAATGCTAGACAAAAGTTTTTAGCAAGTTCTGGTGTGCCTAGCATAAGATTCGTTGTTCTATCTAAGGCGTCTTGATAGCCAATCTTATAGCCTTCGGCTTCTGCTTCAAGGAGACGTGTCTCAATAGATGGTTCGGGTGCAGTCTCTGTGACAGTTATATCTGATGCAGCTGTTTTTTTAGTGGACATTCTTATTCTCCTGATAGATAAATGTGGAAAGTTTTAACATTGGTGTGCCGTTGTTGTTGGTTAAATATTTTTCATCAATATTATATTCTTGTACTAAGTGACTTATATCTAGTGCAAACGAATTATCATTTCTAAATATTTGGCAGTCCCATAGCTCACTTTCTAATTCATCAATTACTGCATCATCAGCATCGATATCTGTATCTTCAATGATGTTTCTTGTAAAATCTTCAATATTATACTGCAATATCTTGCTAATATTTACTTTTAAACGTATTGCTAGTGTATTATTGCTCACATAGGCCTCCTTGTAAGGCAGTAAACATTTCTTTTATTACTGGATCTTTTTCTGCCCACAATCTTATTTTTTTAAGAAAGCCACCAAATACAACTTTATTTCCTTTTTCATCATATGTTACTACGCCATGAATAGCTTTGTTTACTGAAGTTTGTTGTATACCGAGTTCATCTGCTATAGCTGATTGTGTTTTGCCTTGCATCCACATTTTCAATACAGCAAGTTGGTGTTCAGTCAGTAGAGTTTCACATTCGTGTAGAATGCGATCAACGATATCTTGTTTAATTTCTTCTTCATACTCATTTGTTTGAGTACATTGTTGCGAGTCTATAATAGATGCTAATACTGCAGCATCAGTCGGTATTTCTCGATACTGTCTGATATAGTGTATGTTTTTTTGTTTTTGAGCATTAGGCTCGCTGAATTTAATTCTTCTCATTTTTTACTGAAGTCGGTCTTTAGGAATTCTGCAATCTTACTTTCTACTTCGCTCTCAACATTTGATACTTTATTAGTAGTTGCAACGTAAGGTCTAAAACATAAAATAGTATTGAGTAGAGGATGTAGTATTTTTACTCTTTCTGCTGGTGTTAATTCATTTATTGAAGCAAACAATTCGGTCATGATTTGTTCAGTGTGGCCGAAAATATATTTAGAGAAAACATCTGGGTCATCCCAGCAATTCGTTGGAGCCGGGAGAGCCTTGAGTTTAGGGAGACGCTTTGCTTGTGCTAGCGCTTGTTGTGCTGTTTTAGTCATTGGTGGTTCCTATACGCGAATTGGCAGAGTATGTCATTCCATACGAAAATCCATACAGGTCTGGCCACAAATGGTTGAGGCGTATTACTCATAGGGCCATCGTGCCCACAGGAGCTAGTGATGCGAAATATTTTGATTAACTTTCTACAAGGATTTTTGTTTGTTGTTTTTGTTGTGGTAATAGTGGCATACGCCATGAGTATAAGTGGATGCTGACATCTATTTGTCCATGGCCTGCGTAGATGTCATACCCGATCAAATCTGGAACTCGTTTCATTATATTGGGCCATTGTGCATCTGCAATGATATTTGGATAAACTTTATTAAATTCTGTCTTTAACCACGCCAAATCTCTTCCTTGGAATGGATGTTGCTGTTCGAGCCATGCTTGCAAAAACATAGCTCGAATGGTTGTTTGTAGTACGGAGCCTGCTCGTTTACGTACACTTGTTGCGCCTCTTGGTTTACTCATATTTTCTAGGTTTGTTTAATGCGGTTAGCAGATGTTTTAGGTTTTTTATTAGCAGTTTTAGGTTATTCATTTAACATATCGCCTTTATGCATAAAAGTTTTTATTTCTGTTGTTATTTGTTTAGCTGGATTTGATGCAATTGTTGGCATTAAATGCAGTGGCAATGGAATTGTTGGTGTTTTTAGCAGTAGTGAAAACAAATAGCCATTAGCCTTTGGTATGTATGATTCTGCTGATTCTAAGTTATACGTAGTTATGTAAGACAACGCTCTTCGTTCTGCGTCCGCTTCGCAGACTACACCAGCTAGCCTAGAATTTTCTAAGTATTGGTGTAGGTGTGCGTATTCGTGAGCCAGTGTAGTCAGCCAGTCTGGATGATTGCAGGCCACAGCTAATGTTGAGGTTTCTTGATTAAAGTAGCCTAGGCACTCATCAGCTGCATCTGCATAAATTGTGTTTGTCGGTGATAAGCACAATTTAATTTTATTTTTAGCGCACGTAATCCTTACTGTGTCTAAGAAGTCTAATACCATAGGTCATGGTAATTTTAGCCATAATTTGTTGAAGGCGCTCATTTTGTCTAAGCGTAGCTTTATTGATTCATCAATAGATTTGCTGCTGTTTTCACTTAGGGTGTTTACTGCATTGAAGTGTTGTAGAAATTCTGCTACTTCTTTAAACTCGTCGTAGCGGATTTCGCAACCATCTAAACGCGCAAACAAGCCGATGTTTGCCTCTTCGGACAATTCAAATCCTAGATTTGCCAATTTAAGCTGGAATAAAGTCACTTAGCCTCCAGCGCTTTTAACCTACGTTCTATTTCTTCTTTAGGCGCTACAAATGTACCTTGTTTGACATCATACCAACCTTTTACCAGAATACCATTTATTTCTATTTCAAGCGGTCCGGTTGTTAGTGTCGGCGGGTTATTGAATGATATCATTCTTAAACTCCGAAATCTGCGAACATTTGCTTGAGAAGTTGCACTTTTACTTTTTCTTCGGCTGCAGCCTCATGTTGTTCGCGAATTGTGTTGCATTTATCTTCGATGAAATTTAGAAAAGCTGTATTTCTTTTGACATATACCAGGTAATCATTACTTTTTGATGGAATTTTCTGCATGTGCTCGTAAAAAGCGAGGCATGATGGATGAATCAAAATCTCGCGCTTTTCTTCGTTAGTCAGTTGGTGCCAGTAACTTGTTGTGGGTATTTCTAGTTTCATACTTCAGACCTTGGTTCCTTTTGGCACACATAAAATGAGCTCGGTATGCTCTACATTGAGCATAAATTGGAAAATCTTCCCGTCTGTATAGTCGCGTGAGCCACACAGCCCACGGAACTTCTCAAATTCTTTGACTGGCAAATTGCTATCTAGCAACCAGTAAGGAAAAAACTTGTTTCCACATTTAAGCGTTTCGATTTCGTGGTTTATTTGCCAACCGAGTAATTCAAGTTTTTTATTGCGTTCGTTGCGTTGTTCAGTATTCACTGCATACTCCCAAAACGCAGCAAACGACGTTTAACTGCGGGAGACTCGTCTCACATATTCTTACCGTTCGATTGATAGTTTGCTCAAAAATCCATTTCTTCGTAATTAAAAAGCTATTTTACGCTAAATACCACGCGCTATCAGTATCAAACTTAAAATAAGTTTGCGGAGAAGATGTTGGTTTCTCTACTGACAATATCATTCCACTACAATCATATCTCGACTTTGATTTGAATTTTGATTTCACGTTAAGTAAACTTGCTGAGTTAAAATCGCCTCGGCTATCTACAAATAATGGCCCTTTGTACATACTCCACACCTTTGGCATGTGCTTCCAAATGTAATGTGTTTGTTCGCCATTGTAAGGGCCAGTTATATCTTTGTCGATGGCATCTACGACCCAAACCAGCAATTGCCCCTTTTTATCACACCAAAAATCAATCCTGTTTTTAACTTCATCAATGCTTATCGGGCTATGCTGAAATTCATACACGACATTATTTTCTTTATCCCAAACATCGGCTCTGTGATTCTCGCATGTGACCTCTACCATTTCTTTTGGAAACTTATCTTGCCATTTATAATGCCATTCTGTCATGGGTTTGTGGTTTGAGCTGGGGGTATTAACATGTGACCAGTGCCAAACATTTATTTTGCCACACTTTGCCACAATATCTTCTCCGCACTGAAAACATTTTCCTTTGGCGTTAGGCGTCGCTTTTACTTTTTGACCATCAACATTGCCATATAACATATTTTCTATCTCCTATAGTTCAAAAATCACAGTCTTCGTAATTAAAATCGTCTTCGTAGGTGGCGCTGCTTAAAGCGGGCTGTGCTATTGCGTACTCGTTTTCGCATTTTACGCTGGCGTTGACTGGCGGGGCATTTAAACTCGTTACAGGGGTATTCTGGGCTGGCTTCTCTACCAGCTTCATACTTATGCCATAGGCTGCTGCTTTGGCGCCTATGGCTACATTACATAACTTCATAAAAGTTTTGAACTGACCCTCGTTACTACATACTACGCTACATCCATCGTGCTCTGCGCTGACTATCTGTACACGCGGAAATTCTTGACTGGTTTTGTAAACTTCTTGCATTAAATCTTGCTCGATCTCGCCGCATTTAAGTGCCATAGCAGTACGCGCTTCTTCCACAGTGGCTTTGTTTGTTTCCATGTATTGCTTGCGCCAATGCTCGCATGCAGTCCCTAATTCATTCCACCAGTTAATTGATGTAATTGATTCGCTTATTTCTTTGCCGAATTGTTGTGTTAAATTTGCTTTGGTTTGGCGCGGACCAATACCACAAATCATCGCGTAAAGATGGGGTTTCAACTCACTTTTGGTCAGATAATCGCTCAGATTCGGTTGGCCAATATCGGTTTCGCGGCATTCTGTTGCTGGTTTAGCGTGATTGGTTATCTCATCTAACCCCCTCCCGCCCCCGCCGCCTTTGTTTTTTTGAAAAAAGACACTAGAAGACAGTAGAGAAGACCACAGGTCATCAGGAACAACAACACCAACAACAGCCCCAGCTATCTTTGCCCAGGCCCCTTGCAAGTCAACTTCTCTCCAAGAAGGAAACAATTCTTTTTTGACTGAACTGGGTAGTGTTTGAATACTAGTGCCAACAGCAAACAGTCTTGAGTTGCTAGATGTGTTTTGATACTCAGGACGAAAGCCATCGCTGTACAGCTCACGCAGCTGTTGCTTGATTGTAGTCTTGTCTGCCTCATCATACTTTGCTATAGTGTCTACGTGCTTAAAAGCATCGCTGGACGGCATTACAGGACAATACAGTCTACTGCTGGCAGTAGCTATAGTTGCAACTCGGATGTCATCTGTTGGTGTTGGTGTAGGCTTTGAATAGGCTTGTTCTATACTGTCTGATTTAAATGTGTACAGATTCTGACCAACAGCGATGAACTGATTGCCAATCTCTTGAAGCAAAGGAATCGCATCAACCTCAACTGAAATAAAAGTTTTTGCATCTTCACTGCACTCAGCTACAACTTTTCCAGGTAAGCCATGTTGGCTAAGCCAGTTGGAAAATGCTTCAGTGATACTTGTTTTTATTTTGCCAGAGCGGCGCATACTTATGTACTGTGCCTCAAGATTACAATCATGCCCTGTGTAGTGCTGTAGCTCATCAAACATGAACCAAGCAGCTCTGTGAGCTCTTATGCGGTGCGGACCTTTGCCAGAAATAAGTGACGCAACAGCCAACCATTTCCGCAATCTGCGGTCGCTACAACGAGTTAGCGCTGGGTACTGTTGTTTTATGTCGGATAACTGCTCTGCTGAAACTATAAATTTATTTTGCGGGAATTTGGGAACCCAAAGTTGTGTCATATTTTTTCCTTCGGCAGAATTTGAGAGTGCCGTTCTATCATTACAGCTGTAAGCATAGGTCTGCAGCAAAAGTTTTTTCCGGTTGTTGCAGCATAGGTGCGCCGCGTAATTTATAATCTCCGGTTACGTAGCACATTAAAACTAATTCCTGAGTTTTGTCCAGCTTAAAGGGGTGAGAGCCTTAAGCTGGATTTTTCATTTCCTGACAGCGAACCCAACCGCGCTATCGTGCTACCGGCCCCTCGTGCAGTGGCGGGCCGTTTAAACGCGCGTGGAGGGCATTCTAGGCGGGTTACGCTGCCGCCTACGCTGCACGGCTGGCTACCACTAGCTACCAGTAAATTTGGTCCGGGGTCTGGATGAATTTGTTGAATCCGTATAGCTATACCGGCAAACAAAAGAGGGATTGTTTTAAAAACCCTAGTATACGTAGGGCCGTATTATAATAGTAGTAGTGTACGGAGCAACTATGACAATTACAGAGTTCAATCAAATTATCGCATCATCACTAGTGACAGTAACCAGAGTGGCTGGCATAAATGCTACTAGCTACGTAACAAGTGCCAACCAATATGTGTTGCTAGACTCACAATTTCCAACAGACGAATTAGAGCAGCAATCATTGATCGACTCCATTTTGGAGCGACTGGGACTGTGCATTTTGTTTACTTGATTCTGGTAATAATTGTGTAAAGAGGTAGACCACGAATTGGTCATAGGAGATTTATGAACAGAATTACAGACAAAGGTCAAACTTGGAAAGAAGTTACTCTAAATGGCACAACTCATTTGGAGCTAGACATTCACTCCCCCAGCTATGGGTTGCAAACTATCAAAATAGACGTTGAAGATTTTGAAGAAGTGAAGTCGTACAAATGGTATGTCGAAAAACACAGAACAAATAAAAAGACAGGATTGACAGTTTTTTATGCTATGGCCCATCAGCCCGGTAAGAACAGAACACCAGTGCGTCTGCACCGCCACTTGCTAAAGCCCACAAAAGGAATGGTTGTTGATCATAAACTACCTATCGGCACAGATTGTCGCCGCAACAACATACATATCGTTACACAACAGGCAAACTGTAGAAATAATTCTACTAGCCTGGGTGTGCGATGTGTTCCAGGTTACAAAACTCAGCCTTATGAGGCGCGTTTGAATGCCGGATATGGAAACATTATATATACGACACATAAAGATCCACAATCTGCGTGGACAGCCAGAATTGAGATGGAGAAAAAATATTTTGGCCATACCAGCAAGCCAGACACTATACCACAAGACGTTTTGCAAAAGCTACTCAATAATTATAACGCCGCATTTGGAACAACTAAATGACTCTGTTACAGATAAAAGCATATAATGAATGGTCTGCTTAACATAAAGGATATAGCTTGTTTAGCCGATAAATTCGCCAAACAAACAATCAATAAACAGTTAGGTATTAAACCTATGCTATGGAATATAAATGACCAATAGAGCCAACAAAAAGAGTAAGGCCCAAAAATATCAAGCTGAACTAGCTAAAAATAAAACTGAGGCTGACGTAGTGCGAGCGCTATGGTGGAAAAAACGGCTGGAAGCAATCGAAGACTCAATCAAAAATAACACGCCACTTGCGCCAGAATATTACGAGTGCCCATGCTGCACAGAGGAAAAGAAATGATCGGATTATATATCTTAGGATTGGTAGTGGCAGTTTTAATCGGTACCAAAATTGGTATGACCGACACTGCTCCAACAGTAACTTTAGACAACATGCGCGACAACAAAGAAAGTGGACTTCCTTTTCCCATGCCCGAATATGTTTTTAGAAAAGGGGCACATATCAGACGGTTTTTGAAAACTTTTGGAAACGACGAAGGCATTGAGATTTATAAAGGTTTTGAAAACAATCTATTAGAGCTGATTGCAGAAGCAGGAGAATTGATTGCTGCTGGTGACCAAACAATTGATCCAGTTTTGCTACGAGAATTCAAGGAAGCTATTATGAAATTACAAAAGGAGAATGAAATGGAAAATAAGATGAAACAATGGGAAGATGCAGAACAAGAATTTCTTAACGCAGTAAGTGTCAAAGACTTTGTTGCCAGCTTCAATGGTGGAGTATAACTACACAACTGCAGCGCGTTCTTATGCTGATGCGGTCGTAGGAAATGTATGAACCCTAAAGACAGCAATCTGACAGTGTCAGGTGACCAAAGGATGTAATAAACAATAGCAGCAATCACGCTGCTATAAAAAAGCTACTCTTGTTCTAGTACGACGCCTCTTTTGGGGCGTTTTGCTATTTAAAAGCTGCCCTGGTTGCTGTAATAATCGGTGTAGCAATTGTGCTACATTCAGTTTGATTCCTTACTTACTTAGGTAAAAGCTCTTGTTTGCATGCAGGAGCTTTTTATTTTTATATATCAATCGGAACGGCAAGACACTGATATCTTTAATTATTGGCTCATTATGCCAGCCGAAGATCCAATCAAGGAAACAAACTATTCGACTCATTCCTATTATTTGGACTAACGCGGAGGCATAATGAACATTTGGGAAGTTAGAGCCATACTCAAATATATGGAAGCCAAACAAGCTGGGCAATGGGTATTTATATTTGAGTATGGAGGAGTTCACCATCACCACAGAATTATTTCTGATGAAGATTTGTCACGATTTATCTCAGTGTTATATTGCCTACATAACCGCCAAGCGTAAAAAATAAATTGAACTGGTGACCATCGGATAACATTGCGTATTCTGTGCCATGCTCGTCATAAACAATACTTAGATGTGAGTGCGGCAGCCAACTACAACACTTTTGCAGCGATTCTATGGATGCATATGCTGGATGTTTAGCTAAAAAAGTTACCATGTGCAGGTTCATCGGTTCAGCCCCACAGAATAAACCATGCCATTTTTCCCACGAGTCGCTGTCAAAACCTGACGGCGATTTTTCTTTGGATCAACACAAAAGCTGCAGTGAATCCAACCGCTGGTTGGCACGCCACTTGTGTAATTCTCAAGTATAATCTGATCGAAAAATATATCGCTTTCAACAATCTTTTCAGCCGCAGTAAAATTATCAAAACCTTTTACTTCAAAATCCGCAGCTTCTGCTTTCATGTGTTGCGATGTCTTACTTCCACCCACATGTGCATTAACTACAGGGTCGCGGTAGCAAGAATTCACTGTGATTGGTGCATCAAACAATTTACGAATCTCTTCCATCTTTAACGCAGTGTTTTTAAATGCAGAATACAGCTTCTCAGGCACATCATTTGCATAAATTGTTTTTGTGACAGTAAGTTCCTCATAAGAAAAGTTTGGCGTATGTTTTTCTAACCATTGAATTAATTCTAAATGTTCTATTTTCATACGTACTCCCATCGAAAATCTTTATAATGCTGGTTTTTTTTAATTGCAGCACAAATGCAAGTGCGCCAAAATCCTGACTTGGCTGCGTCTTGGTAAGACTTGAAATAAATTATCAGGCCATCGGCTCTAGTGGCTTTTAATTTTATTTCTTGTGCAGCGCTGATCTTCGCCTTGTTTTCTTCAGAATGTTTGTAACCCACACCGTTTGTATTTCCTTTTTGAGCTGCACTCAACTTTGCCTTTGTTTCGGCAGAAATCACTCTACCTTTGGCTGCGGCGCTTAATTTGGCTTTGTGCTCTTCTGATATAACTTTGCCTTTTTGAGCTGCACTCATTTTCGCTTTATGCTCATCAGAAAGTACTCTGCCTTTGTGGACTGCACTTAATTTGGCTCTGGTTTCATCTGATGCCTTTATTCCAAGACAACTTCCAGCCACCTTGCACATGTTATACTCTGGCTTTAAAGCGTCCATCCACACCTGTTCCCACTTAATTAAATTATTTTTGTCCTCTACATCGAGAATGACTTCAAACACAAAGTTCTCTTCTCCGTATTTGGCCCAAGAGTTTTGGAGATATTGCGAATGATGCTTATTGCCGCGCAAATCACGGCGATGCTGTGCCCATCTTTTTTTGATGTTGACAGCACTCCCAATATACATTTTCCCATTAATTTTATTTAAAACCCTGTAAATTCCAGATATTTTCATTTTTACCTTTCAATTATCTTGATGTTTCAGTTTTCAAAAAGACGCGCCTATGCTAACGCCTACAATAGATTCGGCAGGTTTGGTGGTGGGCACAAGTAGAAAACCGCCGAGTAAAGCTGGCCCCACAGGAGTATTGGCGGTGATTCCTACGTGCGGTGTTAATGTTAAGTCAGTGCCCAGAATCACCGACACACTAGATTTGGGTGCAGTAATAATTGTAGATTTTGTTGCTTCGGTATCAGATTTACTAGTGCCGCTTTGCTCAGCCACAACACTAGTATCGGTTGTAGTTTTATCTTTTGTTTCTGCACGCTCTACAACAGTGCCATCAGGCATACTAACCCGCTCAACTACAGTATGTATGTTATTACGCACATGCGTATTGGCTGCTAAATAAGTACGTTGTTGCACCACTATACGTTCAACTGTTTTAGTCTCTGTTGTTATTTGCGGTGGAACTAAGTAGCGTCCACCAACAAATGAACCAGCCGCTACCAACAGCAACACTAAAACAAATTTATAGTTCTTCTGCAGCGCTTGTTTTAATTGCATTGGTTTCAAGCTCCTTAAAACGTTTCGCAATAGGACCAAAACGCTCAACTAGCACAGCACGTGCGTTATTATAGCTATCAAGTTCGTCCATAATAGAATCATGTAGTTTGGTAGTTGTGCTATTGGGAGCACGACCAACGCCTTGCGCGGCTCTAATTTCACTCTTTGCTTTCGCTAAATCTTTTTCCAGCTGAGCAATCTCGCCATCAAGCTGACCAATAGCAGCACTCATCTCGCCTTCGGCTTGTGCAAATTGTTTAGCAGCTAATGCTTGCTCAGCTGGCTTACCAACTGTGCCTTGTATTTTTTTAACCGCACGCTCAGCCATTTGCTGCGCATATTTGCTATCAGCGCCTAAAGAACGGATAATCCTTTCAGGATCAATACTGCCTGCCGGAGTTTCTTTAATTACTGGTGAAAAATCTTCAACTTCATCAGCATCATCAGCCCAATCTATCTTTTCCATGGATTTAGGCTCTTCCCACTTGGAAGGCGTTACCTCGTCAATATCAAAGTCATCTGGACTAGCAGCACGCATCTCGGCTGGCTTACTGGTGCGCTTAGCTTTGTCTTTGGCTAACCAATCGGCAGCAACAGCCTCATCTGCGGTGTCACTGGTAATACGACCACTTTTAAATTTCTCTTTGAGTTTATTGCGGAACTCGGCAATGCGTCCGCTATCTTTAGGCTTATCAATCGATTTAAACTTCATGAATTCATCAATCAAATCATCAATGTTAACTTTTGATTTGGGCTTTTCATCTAGGAAGTCTTTTAGTAGGTCGTCCAGTTCTGGCTTTTTAGCTGGGCCACGGGGAGTAATCTCGGGATAGTCCCGCTCATCCAGCGGCGTAATTTCTGGCAGTTCTTCTTCGGTTATTTGCCTGCGCTTCAACGGAATTTTTGCAAAAGGTTTGCCGTCACTTGATGCCTTGATGTCGCCTTCGTCATCCATGGTCGGATCACCATAGTCTTCGTCAGCCTCAGCTACCTCATCAGCATCAGCACCTTTTTTGCGGCGCAACTGTCCTTCGTCTTCGTTGTCAATTTCGGCATGGCCGCTGTCTTTGCGCTTTCTAAGCGGCAGTTCTAGCTGTTTTGCTTTTCGCAGGTTTTTAATTACTTTCATGCCGCCACCAACAATAGGAACCATAGACATAACGGCAGCAATAGGCTCACGCTCGCCACGAGTAGGGTCGGTCAGCGTTTGCATCGGCTCATCTACTGCAGAACTCATCATGTCATCAATCATATCGTCTAGGTCATCAGCAGTAGGATTTTTAGCAACTTCTGCGTCACGAACACTTTCATATGGTGACATACGTTTTATTACTGTCTCACCATAGGCTTTGGCCATACCTTTGACTTCGTCCGCAAAATCACTTATTTCGCCCTTAGCCGCTTCCCACACTCCACCTTCACTGCGCTTAGCTCGCTCATAGTCTTCAACTGCTGCATCGTAATGTGAATCTGGTATATCTAGCTCATCAAGGTCACGGCCAGCTTTAGCCGCTTGCAATACCTGTGGAAGTACTTCTTCGCGATAGAAGCGGTTAGACTCGTTGTTTTCTGTAAAAGTTTTCGCCATGATTATTTTCCTCTCACTCGTGATACTGCTTGACCGAGCGGCTCTTTTTTGGCAAAAATGCTAGATGCGTTTTTGCGTGCCTCCTCAGCATCTTTGATCTTTTTGAACTCATTTGCGGGGTCACTGGCTTCAATTTCTGCAATTTGCTTGGACACGTCAACTATGTCTTTTTGAAGGCTGATATCACCTGGTTTTTTAACCAAGTTAGCGATCATTTCATCCAAAACTTCCTGCAAGGTTTCTAGTAGGTCTTGTTTGTTTTGGGCTAGACTTTGATTTGAATTTGGACGCAAAGAAAGGTCTGTTTGTTCTTCCTCTTGACTTTTGCCAATGTTAACAGCAAGCTCACGCTGATAGCGATCATCCAACTCCTCAGATGGCGCGTCAATGTTGCTCTTGTATACTTGTTTTATGTTTTCCATCGCAGATCTAAGTATTCCACCAACACCGCCAGTTACTGCACCTGCTGTTTTAGGCGCGATCCCCGGTGCATTTTGTGCCTCTTTTGCTTCTCTTAGTTTTTTTGCTGCAACATTTTCGCTGCCAGCAATAGCGGCCTCTTCTGCTTCTTTTTCGGCTTTTTTTACTGGGTGTAAACCTTGTTTTGTCGCCGTCTTAGCAGCATTTTCAACTGAATCCAGCCAGTCGAGCAACTGTTTGGCCCCCAGGGCCTGAATGGCTTTTTCTTTTGTATCTGTTATTTCTTCGCCATTTCTTATTTTTTGTGCGACAGCCTTGATTTCTTTTAGCGTCGGCGCTGGAACATCACCCATGTCGGCCTCTCTAGAGAGTCGGCTGTTGGCATCCACGTATGATTTCTGTAGTTCTTTTAGTTTGTCGCCCGGCTCATATCGCAATGTTTTAAGGGCTTCGTCTGCTTGTACCCATTCGCTTTTTGCCTTTCCGCCTTCCCTAATTAGCTCGGCTCTTTTTTTGGGTGCGTCTTCTGCCGCAGCCGTCACATTGCTTGCAGCTTTTTTAACCCCTTCGTCGGCCTCGGTTTTGGCAATAACTTTTCCAACTTTTTTGCCCAAGATAGAGCCGATGCCGCCCGTTAGCAGCTCAAGCACTCCACTGCGGACACCCTCTTTTACTCTGCTTTCACCAGGTGTAGCATCAAGTGCACCTTGGGCACCCGCAGTAAGCAATGCACCTATTATTCCACCTGGAATAGTTCCTATTGGGCCAGCTATCGCTGAACCTGCCGCAGCCCCTGCCGCCGCACCGCCTGCATCAACCAATCCTTCACGCAAAATTCGACCCGCAAACCCCGCAGGACCAACGACGGGGCTCTCACCGGCAGAAAAAGGACTAGCGGCTTTAAGTGCTCTGCCGGCAGCATCAGGCTTTGCTTTTATTTCCGCCACTTGTGCATCAGTTACTGGTACTATTTTATAGCCGCCGTCAGCATAGCCTTTAGTGATATCTGGGTCTGCAGCATCAGCATCTTCTAAAAGGTCGTAATCTTGTGTTGTTTCATTAAATGCTAGTTTCATTTTGCACCAGGAAGCGGTTGTGGATTTTTAGAGGCGTCAATTGAAACTCCGACCTTTGGCAAGGTTCCATCCGTTTTTACTTTTGCCATCTTTCCACCGCCGATATCATACCAAGTACCAGGTTTTAATCCAGCAATTGGGGCCGGCGGCGGAACATAAGCAGCAGCTGGTTTATCCGGAAAGCCCGCAGCTAATAGTCCGGCAATGACTTCGGCGCTAGCGCCAGCAGCCTTAGCAGCTGCAATGACGAGATCTTTTCCACCATTTTCCATTGCTTCTTTGATTGCTTTATTGACTTCTTTGGCTGCTTCCCCTTCGCCTTTTCTACCAAAACCAACTTCAGCAGCAGCCGATTCCGCACCTTTGAAATCTTTTTTGACATTGTTAATGCGTGCGCGCTCTTTCGCTTCGTTACGTGAGTTAACCTCATTCCAATCTTTAGCGCCAAGTTGTTCAGGTTTAAAGCGCATAATTGCCATATTTTCGCCAGCAGGCTTCTCATATGCTTCAATTTGATCTTTATGTGCCGGAGCCAAGCGATTATATGATTGCGCATAACCATAATTCAAATCTTCGCTAATGTCTTCAAATGATTGAAAAACGTCTTGCGGTGTTTGTTGACCAACTATATTGCTGAGATAAAAGGCCAAATCTTTATCGGTGAGTTTGCCACCTTCTTTTGCTTTACCAAGTTGCTGTGCTAGCAACAATGAATTACGCAAATACCTGCGTTGAGCAGGGCTCATATTGGCGCGATCAATTTTGTCTAAGGCTTCTTGCACCTTTTGATCGTCTACGTAAGCTCCACCGCGTGAACTGTCGACGCGGGCACCGAAAGCACCAGTACCAAAGCTACTACTATCAATGTCCGAACCAGCAGCTTGTAGCAATCCACTCAACATTTCTTTAGCTTCTGAAACAGGTAACCCTTCGTTTGGGTCATTGACCAATTCAACAGCCATTGCAGCAGTTTTATGTAACAATCGACCTGCGTTAGAAGCATTCTCTAGTGATGCCGCATCCTTTGGTTTAATTTCTGTTTTTAGCGTAAGCTGTGTTTCACGCTGATTAGCCAATGCACGAGCCGCATCAGTTTGTGCACGTTTATAATCCAACTCCGCTTGAAGCTGCTCTTCTGTTTTTCCACCTTTGCTAGCATAAATGTCAACACGTCTGGTTTTTTCCCAGCGATCAAAAGCTTCTTTTTCTTTTTTGCTACGCTCAGCTTCAATGGCTTTTGTTGCTTGATTCAAAGCCATCTCGCGTCTGCGCTCAAAAGTAGCGCCTGAAGGATCTCCACGCAATAAATTTGTGAAAACATTGTTAGTGCCAGTTCCCATCATTTTAGAAATTTGAAACTCAGCTTCTGCACGCGCATCACGTTTGTATTGTGGTGCTTCCCACCTATCATCTTTAGCTTTTTCTTCTTTTGTGCCATCTGTAAAAACAGCAGTTCCAGCCTTATCTGCATCAATGGTTGTGGCTGCACCTGACGTCAAACTTTCATCTAATTTTAAAGCCAGTGGTTTTTGAGGTTCGCTGTATCCATCTGACAATGTGAGTTGACCGTTTTGTAAACGTTCACTTCCACCTAGATCTGATTTGTAAACAAAACCTTTTGGTTGGTTTGGAAGCTTCAAATCCACTGGCGGCGGGCTTAAATTCAAATCTTTTGTTTTGTCAATTATGCTGTTACCTTCATTTGTAGGACTGACAGATGGAACGCCACCAGCCGACTCACTAGCATCACCAGCGCCTAAACTTTCAACAATTTGGCGTTGTTGCTGTTCATCTAATGCTTTAAACGCTTCTGGCAACATACCAGCACTTTTGGCTAATGTGCTAATAAGAGCAGCTGTTTGCTGTGCATTTGCAGCATTTATTTGTCCGCGTTGTGTAGCTAGCTGTTCTTCGCGATCTTGCAGACGAAGGCGATTCAGTAACTCATTTCCTTTATAACGTACTAAACTCATGTGTTACTCCTCAGCTAAAATCGAAATATGATTGGTTTTTATGCATAGATGGCAAGAAATAATAATGACCGTATTGATCAACCAATAATGTCAAATCTCCCACTTTTTGTGTCTTTAGAGGAAGTGAATCTGGGTCAGCGCCACTCAAAAAAGACTCTAGATCTGATTTTTTCCAGCTTTCATCTGCAAAATAAGGCTTTTCTTTAGAGCCAGTGTCAGCTGTTGCATCACCCAAGCTATAATCTAAGCCACTATCACCAAATTCATTGCTGAGTGAGTCATTGAGTTTATTTTGATCTGCTGCAATATCTTTGGCTGCCGCTTGATCGACTTCTTGATTTTGTTTCCAATTAGCCAAATCATCATTATATTGTTGTGTACCTTCAGCACCAGCAGGATAATCATTGCGAGAAGGCATCTCGTCATTGAGTTGATTGAATGACAAATCAGCGGCTTTTTGCTCATTGGCAAGATTGATACCTTGAATAAGTTTATCTAATTCTGCATCGTCAAATTGTTTCATAGCCAAAGCTGATTCACGAGCACCTTTGCGTTGCTGTGCACCGACGGCAGCAGCGCCAGCGCCGCTTAATCCCATTCCCGCTAAACCTGTTTGAGCGCGCGCATTTTCTGTAGCTTCAGCACTAGATTGTGCCAATTGATCAGAGTATTCTTGTCTGCCCTGCCCATCTTTTGTCAGCATTTCGTCAATGATACTCCAAATTTTATCATCATTGGATTCTGGCTTAACAGAAGAAGCAGTAGCAACTCCACCAGTATTAGTGTTACCAGTACTAGTAGGTTGTGCTACATTTAATGCAGAAAAATATTTTGGAGCAGCAGTTCCACCAGAGGATGCAGATGCAGGAGCCTGTGGTGCTGTTTTAACGTTGGCAACACCAGCAACACTGGTATTTGTTTTTGGAATCAGTCCGTCAATCATGCCATCTAACAAATCAGTGTTAGCGGAAGCAGCAGGCTTTTTTTTATTGGATGTTTTTCTAGTAAAGATCATAGTCCTCTCACACGCAGCCATGGCCCAACCAGCTCGCTAATTCTAGCCAAACGGTCGTTTTGGTTGTTTAATCCTGCTAAACGCTCTTCTCTAGCTTTTTCAGCTTTTTTCCGTGCTTCTTCAGCTTTAGCACCGCCCAGTTGTGAGCCTGCAAAGCTACCATATGCTGTAGCGGCAGGTGTTATAATACCTGCAAATGGTGCTAATGGTGGAATAAGTGATGCAGCTGCGCCAGCAATACCACCAGCAGTAGCTCCACCAGCAGTATATGCTTGCTGTGCACTTGCCGCTTCTTCCCACCAACGACGCTCTTCGTCAGTCATATCTTCGTTTGGAATCATGTCAACCTCCTAGTAAATCCATATTAAATAAGTTTACGCTTCAATACAAATATTTCTATTCTTTTGACTGCTGTAGAACCCAGTGTAGTGGCACGAATAAAAAAATCATCTGAACCTGTGTTAGGATCTCGAACTGCATCACTGATAGATAACACACTGGTACTAAAATCAACTACAGTTAATCCATCCACATTTGCAATTGCCAAATCACTGACAGAACCATATCCTGCACTTAGTTTAACTGTTTGACCCGCAGAACCAACACCATCCATTTGTACTCGACAAAATATTTGTTTTACTTCTTCTGGGCCACTGCCTAACACTTGATCAGTGATATCACGGTTGTTAGTGGTAAATGTGAAGTTTTTGAAAGTCGTATAATAAATGCCAAAAGGTTGCTGAGATGCCGTGCTGGTCCAAGTACTGGCAAAGTTATTTAATGCAGTTAAATTCGCATTAAAGTCTGTGGCACTTAGAATGTCGCCTTGCCCTACCATAGCAAGTGTAGACGTAAGCTGTGGTGAGCTTCCAGTTCTACTGGCACGTAACCCTACCAAACAACGCATACTATCACCACCAGCACCTTCTAATCTGATTTGATACGCCACTGCCGTTGCTGAGCCGGTAATTAAATCGCTGGGTAATACAGTATAACTAAAATCTTTTTTATCACTGGGCAAAGTAAATGAACCAGTTGGAGAACCAACTGGTCCCCATGATAACACTGGAGTACCAGTATAGTCGCCATAAACAACAATATAATCTACGTAATAACTGAACCCCAAAGAGTTATCAAATAATGGTAGGTTCATCAAAACATTGCTAACTCTTTCACCCGATTCTGCAGTCCATTTATGCCATTGTTGCTCAGCGAAATCTTCTAAATTAGTTTTGGCGGCTAGCAAATTAGAATTTAGTTTTTCTGGCGTGATTATTTTTGATGTTGCCCAAATATAAGGAGGATTACTGGGAGTACTCATGTACGGCTCCATTTTGTTTTATAACAGATGTGTAAACGTAAAATCGGTGGCCCTAAACTAGAAGCACCAGGGACATTTGACGGAGTTATTATAACGTTATCGCCCGCTAACACAGTAAATACTCCATCAGGCACTACTCCGGTGGTACGAACTGTACTAGCAGTAACAACAACTCCGTTTGGAGCCAATGTAGTATTGGTATTTGCTGTGATAGTGAATGTTGCAGTTCCCGGCAAAGTGCTAGTTGTTGCTGCTACAACACTTATTCCAACAATTTGACAATCAACAGGTGGAACCCAAATTCTTTTATTGGCCAAACTAGTGTCAATAGAATCAAAATTAAATGTAGCAACATCAACTTCATACCTACCGGTAGATTTGATGCTATTAACCAGATTAACACTAGTCCATACTGTATTTAAATCAGTTGCTATTACTGGCTGCCCTGTGGAAATTGTCACGTTTTACTCCTTTTATCCTAGTCTTCCAAAAATGCCACCGGCTGTTGCAAATATTTCTACAATAGCTGTTCCACTGGTAGCTACCAAGCTTACTGTTGAAACGCTTGCAGCGCCCGCAGTGTTACCTGTGCAGATAACGTTTGCATAACCAGATGTTGTTGCAGACGCTTGAATCGTGATAACACGGGCGGTCGCATTTGTATTTCTCATCAATATTTTGATAGAGCGCCCGGCTATCATATTAGAAACTTGCAAAGTTCTTGCTGCAGTAAAGCTTGCCACCCATGTCGCAATGCCTGTTGTAGCAGCATCTACTGTTAGATTAGCATCTGATGTAGATGAAGTTGAGTTACGCTTGACATTGCCCAGTACATTTAATTCTGAGTCAGCAAGAATCATTTTGGTATTGCCACCGACGTTCCAACCGATTTCATTCGCCGCCCAACGCAACATACCAGTGTCTGTGTCGCCAAAAAAGCTATAAATAGCGTCACCAACAGCAAACTGATTTATAAAACCATTGCCTATGATGTCTGATGCGCCTAAAGAACTAGTTACTTGAAATCCCCCGGCATCAACTGTGGCGATTGTTTCTGAATTGTTTACTAGAAGCAACTTTGTTGCAGCTGAATTTAATGTAACACCAGTGTTAGCTGCTTCTTGGAAAGAATACGCAGGAGTCGTGGGGTCATCTTGATTTGCAAGTATTTGAACGTCGTTAAAACGAGCAGTTAGCGTTCCAGCAGAATAAATATCTAAAACATTTAATGCTGATGGATGCGTGATGTAGGTTGTTGATTCAGAATCCCAACCAAACCGATTGGTCTTGAGATGATCTGATAACAAAATATTTGCTGAGTTTCTTCCTACGACCAACTCACCGGCAGCACGAACTACAGCAGTCTGTATTCCATTACGCTGAACCGACAACAAATCTGAATTGGATGCACCTTTATCAGAGTTCAGTGTAATTGTTTTATCACAATCCATTTGTCCGTTTGTAGATGCTGCCCAAGCAAACAATCCATTGTCATCCAGCGTAACAGAAGAATTTTGGATTAATTTACCAGTAGTGCCATCGAAACGTGTAATGGCATTGTCTGTTGATGAAGCGGGACCAACCACTCGGTCTGCCAAATCAGTAACCAGATTGTCTACTGTTGACTCAGGAATGCTTCCGAAGCCTAACGTGGTACCAACACGACGTAAAACTTGGTTAGAGCCGCCAGCAACAATATCTGCAACTGAACCAGTAGTTCCTGATGCTCTGCCAACAACACTCACAGCAACACTATTGCGGAATTTTGCATTGGTCACTGCCTGAGCATCAATTGACCAAGCAGTTCCTGAACCAGACACAGTAACATCACCGTAATCGCCATCAGCTACGAAAGCAGCCGGAATGGGTGCACTAGTGGAAGTAAAATTACGAGCAAATATGTTACAGCCAGTTCCACCTGCTGGAGCGTTGACCCAGTCACCTGTTATGTTGATGTTGCAATCTACTGGATTTGTTGATGAGTCTAAACCACCAGCTAAATCTATTTTTGTTTCCACTAAAGGACCGCACAGCAACACTTCATCGGCACCTCCAGTAGTGCCAGAAATCTCACTGTTAGAACATGTGCCAGCTGTTAGCGTTGTTCCAAATGAACAGCCACTGGTTTTAACACCGTCAATATTTCCAGTAAATGCTATATCAGCAAATTCACAATCAGTTGCAGTTATTGAGCCTGCTCCACTTAGTGCGCTAGTAAATATAACACTGGAAAATTGTACCGAAGCCCCTGACTCAACAACAAACAAAATATCTGTTTTGAAGTTGTTACCGGCAAAATCAAACTTTTTACCAGCAGGAATTGTTACTGTAGCACGATCAGCCCACACATCACTGACAAATACCAATGCTCCTTCATCTGTATCCGCTATTCTGCGTTTAATTTCTTCAATACTACGTACTGGCAGTGAACCTTTTAGATTTACTGCTTCACGAGAACTAGTGTTATATTTTGGAGTTAAAATGCTCAATTGTTCACCCGTAATGGAGATTGTGTGATTGTTTTAACTGCAGCATTTTCTATGCGTTGATCAGCGTCCCAACCTATTTCTAAATAAATACCATCTAAGCGCTGCGCAAATTGCAACCGGGTTCCACGATATTCTGATTCAATAGCTAAACCGGTTCCCCACACAGCAGTACCAACTATACTGGCACCGGGTGCAACTATAGTTGTTTTTTGTTTTAAATCAGCTCGCACGGCAGCTCTGACTTGTGAGTTGCCATCACCTGTTGCAGTTACGTTTACCTCACGAATGACTGTAGAGCTTATTCCGTTGACTGTGTGTTCAATAGCCAATGCCGGTGAACCAACACCAGTCAAAACATTTCCGTATAATCTGCGAATACCATCATTAAATACAATCACGAGATCGCCACTAGAATCAGTGCATACCCCCACAATTGTTTCGTTTATAGTAGTGTCATCCCACCAATAAATTCCGCCTGTTGATACGTCAATAACACAAAATGGCTGATTTCTACCAAAAGTAATCAAATACCCTGTAGGAGTTGCATATATTTTTGCATTACGTCTATAGTCGGTTGTACCCAAACCAAAAAATTTGGTTAGTTTGCGTGGACGACGAGTATTTGTCAGAGTTGTTACTTCAGCAGTATTTAAATTCATCAAACCTTGTGCGGTTAAACCGTGCACAGCTCCGCGCGCACTTGCTGCATTACCATACTCTAATGAGCTATAATGTGGAATTTTAGAGATTACGCCTTCGTAAGCATAGTTACCAAGCCCATCTGGGGGCAATACATAAACACCATCAGTAGTAACTACCAGTAAATTACCACCAGTACCTTGTTGAAATACATCGGTAATATCGCCTGAGAAACCAATACCTTGTGATATTGTTAAAATAGATGATGGTTCGTTTACATAAATCTGATTTTTAAATGCCCACACTATTCTGTTAGAGAAGCTACATACTAGTCCTGGCAGCAAATCAATTGCTGTGTTATCAGGAATTTTACTAGAGACTCTTTCTGCTGTTATTGGAGTACTTCCAATATAACACCACAATGGACGAGATAATCCTGGAGAATTAAAAACAATTTTCCCCTCTACAATTGCACTGGTCCATAGTGCTGTTGCATCAATCAATTTGCCAGCACTTACTGAGCCTAATGATACCCACTCTTCATCGTACAAAGTACAAATAATTTGTGATTGATTCACTCCTGCAATTGCAATATTAGACAAATTAAAAACGTAGTGATATAAGATACCAGCTATGCTACGAGCAGATACTGCGTATAAGTTACGTTGATCAGTGCCAACAGGTCCAATAACGCAACTTACTAAGCCCGGTCTAGCGGCCCAAGTGCCATCTGGCAACTTTATAGCATTATATGCTTCGGCCTTATCAAGATCTAAAGGATATATGTCGGTGTTAGATTTGGAGGTTGCCATATGCTTGCTGCGTATTATCCATAAAAAGAGCCCCAGTTACGGGGCTCCTTGTAATCCTAGTTTAGTTCAGATCAAAGATCAACATCAAGGTCGAGGCGAGCGTGAGCTGAGCGCTTATCAACCATCATATTGTATGCAGCTTGGAAGAACGCAACAGTCGCAGCTTTGGTTTGTGAAACCAGGAGGGTATCCCCACCTTGCTTCTGAGCTTCGATGTCTTTCCACACCAAGAATTTGCAAT